GATAAATCAAGTTCATCATGTATTTGAATATGAGGGATTATTCCCTCTTTGTAAAGCTCTAACATTGACTTCTTAGTCATGTCAGCAGCTGAACCCTGTATTAATTTGTTTAGTGCTTTGTATGTGTATGCTCTTTTGATCCCCGGTCCATGTTCCCTGAGTGCTTCTTCGTGTGTCATGGCCTTATGCATCCCGAATTGATTAGGTTCCCATAGATGAAACCTGCATAGTCTGCCTAGTAAAGTTCTTATCTGTCCTCTGTCCTGTGCTCTGTTAGATGCTTTCTCCATCAACTGTTTAACAAAAGGTACACGGTTATGGTAAGTATTAAATAGTTCTGCAGCCTTGTCTTTAGTGACACCTAGTTCTGCTTGTAGTTTGTTCTTACCCATACCATAAAATAATCCAAGATTAATTGTCTTAGCTTGTGATCTAGGTATCTCTGCCATATCTGCTACAGTCTGGTGAAAGTCTGAGTTAGGATCTGTTTCGTATGCATCAACAACGTCATAGACTGACGGCAACTTGTATAGTGCTGCGTAGTGTACAACAAGTCTAGGTTCTTGCTGTGAATAGTCAAAGCAACCCCACTTACAACCGTCCTCTGGAATAAATAAACTTCTTATCTTAGGTCCTAGATCCTTGTTCCTTGCAGGTATCTGCTGCAGGTTAGGGTTCTGATAACTAAATCTACCTGTAACTGTACCACCACCTGCATTTCTTAATTGATTAATCTCTGCATGTATTCTGCCTTTGTGCTGATAACGTAAGATAGAATCTATAAATGTTGTATGTGCTTTGTTAACTTCTCTTGCCTTTGCAATCATATTAACAACAGGATGTTTATGTTCTTGTAAAAAGTTTTTTGTAAAGCTAGGTGCTTGTGTTTTATCTGTTCTTGGATACTCTAATCGTAATACATCAAACACTTCTGATATAGATCTAGCTGCCCAGATCTGTGTGTCTATGTTTGTTTCTCTTTTAATTTCGTAAAGTAATTTATGTTCTTGTTCTATAAGTTCTTTTTTAATTTTGTGTGCGCCTTCTACATCTACTCTGACACCTTTAAATCTCATGTCAACTAGACACGGAAATAGTTCTGTTTCTAAATCAAATATATCTTCTAAATCCTGGTGTATAATTTCTTTTTTCATCTCTTGCCATAAACCAAACGTAGCTTGGGCGTCTCGTTCTGCATAAGAACCTACGTGTAATGACGGAAGTTTGTACATCTCTGACTTAGGATCAATACCCCACTCTGCTGCAGCTTCTGCTAACGCAGCTTCGTTTTTACCAAAACCTAAATACTTCCATGACAAACTATTAAGATCGTATCTAAATCTATTCTCATCTGTAATTGCTGCGGCTATCATTGTATCTACAATGTCACCATTAATTTTAAAACCCATAGCACGTAGCCAGCAAACATCGTACATGGCGTTGTGAAATATTTTTGTGCTGTCAGCTTCAAGTACATCTTTTAACCAAGACAAAACTCTTTTCTTATCCATGTTGCCACCACCTTGATGTGCAATAGGAAAGTATCCTTTGTAGTGAGCTGTAGCTACAGCCACCCCTATAACTTCACCATTACCTATGACAGATCCTGATCCTTTCTTTATAAGATCTGGATCTCTTGTCTCTAAGTCAATAGCTATCTCATCAACCTGTCTAAGATCTGGAAATTCTGTAGGAATATTCCACTCAGTCTGTGCTTCAAACTTTGGTATCTTCATAATCTCTTTCCAGTATCATTTCTAGGTAGTGTATTGCTTTTTCTATGTCGGCTGCTTTTCCTTTCACTGCATGTCTGCATATGTACTTTATAGCGTTCCCCTCCGCAAATTGCAACTTATTCTTGTTTATAAACTCTGCTGGCTGTATCTTCATGTACATGTAATGTGTTCCCGAAACTTGTTTTAAGTATGGGTTTTCTTTTTTCTTAGATGTCATATCCGTTTCTCTCCTGTTTTGCTTCCATGATGTATAGGTTTTGTTTTGTACGTGTTACACCCACATACCAAACTCTATGTTCTTCTTCTCTCTTGTCTTGGTCCTTCTCTACTACGTCTCTTATCTTTTTTGTGTTATCTAAAATAAGTAAAACATTATCTGCTTCTCCACCCTTTGCTGCGTGTATTGTAGATAATTTTACTCTTGATGCTTTAGATAATTCTTCTCCGTTCTGTCTCATTAATCGTATATATAAACTGTCTTCTGGATGCGTTTCAAACACTTCGTACCATCTTTGTGTAATACTGTAGCCAAATTCTTTTAAATCATAGAGTCTTTCATCTGTTTGATCAAAAGGTTTATTTAAAAATTCAAATAGATCTCTGCATTCTGTAATTGATAACAACGTACCTTCACGCCATCGTTCGTAGTTTAGAATGTTTCTAAACAACCTTTCATTATAACTTTTCCTATTTTTGTATTCGTAATAGATTCCTCTGTCATGTAGCTGTTGTTGTAATGATCTAAGTTTAGAATGTGTTCTGCCTAAAATTAACCATGTTCCCTGTTCCAGGGGCACATCTTCTATTGACGTAACTCTTTGTACAGACCCTTCTTCATCACGTGGCTGCCACATTTTGACCAACTTTCTGTCTTCTGGTATACGTTCTAGTATGCAATTAGCTAGTGTTTGCACGGCTTTTGGCACTCTGTAAGATTGTGGCAAAACTATGTCTTTTGCCTTTTCTTTCTGAAATCTGTGAACGTCTGCTCCGGCCCAACCATAAATGGCTTGGTCGTCATCGCCTGCTAAAATAATGTGTTTAGATTGTGACTTTAATATGTCAAACATTTTCCACTGTATCGGTGATAGATCTTGTGCTTCGTCAATAATAACTACGTCAAACTTTGGACACAAACTAGACTCGTTAAATCTTTCTATCATGTCTGTAAAGTCTACTAACTTGTAAGACTTTTTATAATTATCTACTTCATCTTTTAAAATTTTTAGTAATCTTTTGTCGATGTGATCAGAATATAAATCTGTGTTGTATTCATCAATAACATCTATCTCTTTAATTCTTGCTGCGTTTATAAGATTAAAGTATTCGCTATCAGAATCTACAAAGCCTGTCTTTTCTTCTCCATTAGAAAACACAGTAACTTCTATACCTACCTCACTACCTATGTCTTCGTAATGTTCTTCCTGCATAACATTACTTTTCTTTAATCCTAACTCTGCAAAACATAATGCATGTAAAGTTTTAAAGTATGGAATATCTTTTGCTTCTAATGCTGTGTGGTAATCTAACATTCTATTCTTAGCTTCGTCTGCAGCTGTAGTTGTAAATGCAAAGTAACCTATCTTGTGTAATGGTGTACCTAGTTTGTAAAATGTTTTTACATACTTTAACAGCTTAGTTGTTTTCCCTGTTCCAGGAGGCCCGAGTATTTTTCTAATCACATTATCTCCGTTTCATGTTTTAATTTTGTATGGTGTATAGGTACTTCTTCAAACTGATCTACGTTTATCATTACTACATTCTTTGTAGGTGTATTGTATTTACCTTTTTCTTTTGCAGGAAATCTTTTTTGATCTAAAAAATCTATGTCACATTCTTTGTATGTCTTTCTCATCATAACACCTGTCTTGTCTTCTCCGTGTTTCCAGTTTTTTGCTTTTAGTCTGTCATAAAACTTATCAAATTTAAAATAAGCATAGCCTTCTTCTATTAGAACTGTGCCTGATTTAAAGCTTGCATCATTCATAGCTTTAGGTCCGTTAATTTTTGCATGTAATAAGTCATGTAGCTTTTCTTTAGGTGATGTACCTATTGGTGGATGTACTGATGTTTGTGTTTTAAATAATACTTCTAATATAGTTTGATCTTCTGGACCTTTAATAATTGGCGGTGGAAATCCTGCATGTTTTGTGATAGCATTCCGTCTCTTTCGCTGATCTGTAACATGTTCTACAGTCTTACAATGCACCGTTGCTTTACCAATACCGTCAGGTCTAGTTACATCAAATTCATACTCAGGATCTGGATCTATTTCTATCTTTCTTAAATTTGTTAATACAGGGTAAGCACCTTTTGATCCTGCTAATACACCAAATCTTTTCTTTACGCATATACCTTTTTTACAATACTCGCTGATTGGACTCTGTGTACATGTGTAACCTTTTTCAGATTTATTCCAAGATCTAAGCTTAGCGTTTAATGTTTGTTGATCCCATGCATTTGCATGCACTGTCTCAAAATATTTTACTGGTGCATTCTTTACCTTTTGCTGCCAGCTGTCAGGATACTTCATCTTTACAAAGACATGATAGTTGTACATAAATCTGTCTTTACCATCA